GCTGCAAATCTCGCCACCGATCACCACGACTGGTGCTTACGCCACCGTGGACAATTCGCCAGCAGCCGGCGCAACGATCACCGTCATCTCTGGCGCCAGCGCCTCGACCAACGCCAAGAACATCGGCTTCTGCAAGGATGCATTCGGTCTGGTCACCGTGCCGCTGGAAATGCCTGAGGGCGTGGACTTCAAAGCGCAAGAGGTCTACAAGGGCGTCAACCTGCGTGTGATCCGTGCTTACGATATTAACAACGATGTTACGCCGTGTCGCCTCGATATTCTTTGGGGCACAACTTGTTTTTACCAAGAACTGGCTTCACGCCTCACGAATTAAATGAAATTCGTGTTTGAAATGTCACGATAAAACATATATCATACGATCCTCGAGGGAGGATTTTATGAAAACATGTTGTATTAAAGATTGTGAGAAACCCGGCTTATACCATGACTTTTGTGTGAATCACTGGAGAATGCTTAAGAAGCATGGATCTCCGGTAGCACCAAGGCCATTGACAGCACTGATGCGAGGGAAGTCACCAGAGGAACGTTTCTGGTACAGCGTAGAGAAGCAGGATGGTGGTTGCTGGGAATGGCAAGCCGGCAAAGACCGAGATGGATACGGGGTGTTCAAAGGTGAGGTAGGCGGGGTGATGTACCGCTTGGCGCACCGGTTCTCTTGGGCACTTACTACGGGGGAGGTTTTGTTTCCCCATATCTTTCTTCTGCACTCATGCGACAACCCGTCTTGTGTCAACCCAGATCATCTAAGTACTGGGACAACGCAAGACAATACTGCCGATATGGTTCGTAAGGGTAGGCAGGCGCAAGGGCTAAGGCACGGTAGAGCTGGTGTGAAATTTACGGAAGAGCAGGTAAGGGAAATTTGTTCAGACGCCCGCCCTTATCACCTGATCGCTGCTGATCACAAGTGCCATAAGCAGACGATCATTGACATGAAGGCCCGAAGGACTTGGAAGTTTCTAGAGGGTGTAGAGGTCAATCGCAATAAGCGGGGTTCGTCAGGAGAGGCAAGGTCTAAGACTCTGGCAGAGCAAGACATCAGAGATATTAGGGCTAGTCAGGATAGTGGCGCTGTTCTTTCAAGGAAATACGGTGTAAGCCAGCAAACAATCTGCGACATTTTGAAACGACGTTCTTGGAAACACGTAACATAACAGGAAGCAAAATCATGACTCAAGACACGCAACGCGAACCACTGTACCAAGTCTGGGTAACAGATACGGCATCAGGCAATCTGGTAGCGATCTTCCCCAAGGTCAACAAGGAAGCTGCTGAGCAGTTCCGCGCAGTAGTAGCGGAACAGATTCGGCTGGGGAAAGTACCATTCATGTCCGATCCGCATATCGCCGCGCATCTTGGGTAATCACAATCTTTCAATCGAGGAATTATCATGACTCTCACAACTGCAACGACTGCGATTTCGCAGACCTTCTCTCAGCCTAAACAGCTGTCGGACGATGGCTCGACCGGTACCATTCTGGGCGTGTCTGGCGGCCCGAACGGTGATCTGATCGGCTTCTACGGTGCTTCTGGCCAACTTCAGCCTGTTCTGGGCTTCGGTGCCGAGCAGCTGAACCTGCAAGACAACGGCACGCTGACGAAGTACCAGCACACGCTGACCACTGGCTCTGTTGGCGCGACTACCACGCTGGAAACTACGTCTACTGTCACCGGCATTCTGGCCGCTGATGTGATTGCGGTGAATAAACCGGCTGCGCAAGCCGGTCTGGGCATCGCTGGCTACCGTGCGACTGCTGCTGACACCATCGGCGTGAACTACACCAACATCAGTTCCGGTGCTATCACTCCGACTTCGACCGATGCTTACGATATCATCGGCATCAGCTCGAACTACACCACCACGGCTACCCTGACGCCTGCTGCTGTTGGCGCCACTCCGGCCGGATCCGAGCAGATCTTCGCTGTGCCTGGCGCTACTGTCGGCACGTTCCCAATCGTGAACAAGCCGACGAATCAGGCTGGTCTTGGCATCACGAACGTGCGCGTGGTGGCTGCTGACCAAGTGGCGATCACGTTCGTGAACAACTCGTCTGGTGCCATCACGCCGACTGCTGCCGAGGTGTACTCGTTCGCCTTCCTGCCAACGCTGGTGCCAACCGATCGCTCGCTGGTCTACAAGTTCTCGCCGGCTACCACTGCCGTGGGTGCTTCGACTACCGTTGACGTTACCACTGCCGTGACTGGCGTTCTGGCCGACGACATCATTGCTGGCGTATCGAAGCCATCCGCCCAAGCTGGTCTCGGTATCACCGGCTATCGTGTCAGCTCTGCGGGTAACATCGCCGTGCAGCTGTACGAAGGCAGCTCCGCAGTAACTTCGACTCGCGAAGCTTACTCGGCTACGGTCCTGCGCAAACAGGCCAAGTCGCCGTTCGTCGTCACCACCCAGACCCTGACGCCGGCCTCGGTGGCGGCTGGCACCACGGCAGAGCAGACCTTCACGGTCAACGCTCTGGCCGTATCCACGTCGGTGCTGGTGTCGAAGCCAACCTATACGCCAGGCATCCACGTTGTGGGCATACGCGTGTCGGCGGCTTCTACGCTGGCGATCACCTACCAGAACAGCGGTAGCACCGCCATCGTGCCGCCTGCTGAGGTGTACACCATCGCTGCGGTTCCTCTGCAAGGCCCGGGCGCTGTGACGACTGCCGGCTCTACCACGAACTCGATTGCGGTTGGGTTCAGTGGTACGACTACCAACAGCCTAGCTATCAAGAACGCTTTGGTAGCTCTGGGCTTGCTGGCAGCGTCGTAATACAATGACGGGGGCAGAACATCGCTCCCGTCCTTTTATCGAAGTACCAATGGAGATTGAAACAATGACCGAAGCACAGAAACTCAGCGTACCGGAGCAGGGCAAGGCAGACCGCCAAGCCCGCCGTGACGCGCAAGCAGGCACATTGCCTAAGCTGAAACTCATGATAGCGACACCTTGCTATATGTCCCAAATGTTCGCGCCTTACGCCGAGTCGGTAATGGCCACGCTGGGCATGCTCAAAGACATCGGCGTCGAGTATCAGATGCAGTACCTTAATGGCGATTCGTATATTGACCGCGCCAAGAACACCATCGTGGCAAACTTCCTTGAGTCGGACTGTACCGACTTGCTGATGATCGACAGCGATATGCAGTTTAGCCCTGATGCTGTCGGCCGCATGCTGCGCCACACTCAAGGCATTGTTGGCGGCTTCTTCCCAATGAAGAATGCATGGGCGCAGTTCTGCGGTCACCTGCTGCCCGATGAGAACGGCATGCAGCCTGACGTAAGCAAGGCAATCGAGCTGTGGGATGGCTCTTGTCTTCTGGCCGCGCACCTCTTGCCTGGAGGCTTCCTGCGCCTCAAGCGTGACGTTCTGGAGCGCTTCGCTGATCAATACCCTACTGTGGTCTACCTTGACCCCTGCGCCGATCCTGCGAAGCCTGAGCGTGTCTATACCGCCTTCTTCGAATGCATGATCCATGAACACCTGCGTTACGGCGAGGACGCCACTTTCTGCCGGCGCATGCGTGAGATGGGCGAGACGTTGTATGTCGATCCCAATATTTCCTTCGGACACTACGGAGTGAAGGGATTCCACGGCAACTACCACGAGCATTTGCTCAAGCCTGCCGAGGAACTGGAAGTCATTGCTGCTGAGCGTGCGAAGGCCGCCGAGTCCGTGACCGCTGTGCGTGTCGAACCGGAGGCGCAAGATGCGAGTGCTTAATCTTGGCGGCGGCAACAAGAACATTCCCATCCCAGCCATTTACGAAGGCTGGGAGCATCAGTTGCTCGACATCGACCCGAACTCTGGCGCCGACATCATCTGCGACGCCCGCGAGATGAAGGAACGTCTGGCTGAGAAGGGCTACGACGCCATCTACTGCTCGCATAACCTTGAGCACTACTACCGCCACGATATCCCCAAGGTGCTCTCCGGCATGTTGTACGCCTTGGAAGACGATGGCTTCGTGCAGATCCGCGTGCCGGACATGCTGGCGGCTGCTAAGTTCATCGCTGCTGGAAACCCCATCGACACGGTGATGTATAACTCTGATGCTGGCCCGATCACCGCACTGGACATGATCTACGGCCTTGGGTGGCAGATTGAGGAAAGCGGCTGCGACTTCATGTGTCACAAGGTCGGATTCACGCCTGAGCTGCTGAGCAATACCCTGTTCACGTACGGCTTTACGCACGTGTTCATGTCTACCGGCGGTCTGGAAATCAACGCATTCGCTTTCAAGCAAGCGCCAAGCGAGCACCAGATCCAAACCCTGAAACTGAAACCTTAAGGAACCATCATGAGCATCCTGCGCAAAGTATTTGAATCCCTGCAACACCTGATCCATCACGGCCCTTCCATGATGCCGTACCATCAGGCACTCATCGCTTCGCACGAAGACCACGAGAAGCGCATCGCCGCACTGGAGTCCGAAATGGCTACCATGAAAGAGATGCGCGACATGTACGAGGTAACCAAGCAGGAACACGAGGCCATCGTGCAGGGTCTGCAAGCGCCTGTCTACATCGCGCCTGCTGAACCAGTCACTCAGGCTCCCGTCGAGGCCACACCGCCCGCTGTGGCGCCAACAGAACCCCCTGCCGAGCCAGAAGAGCCGGCAGCACCAGTAATCGAGCCTGCCGCGCCTGAAGCGCCCGCCGATGCTGAACCAGTCGCAGCGGCCGAACCGGATAAAGGCGCTAATCTCCCGCTCTCACCTGAAGGTGAGGCCGCTGCCCCCGATACGCCCGCCCCCGCTGACGTACACCCCGACTAATGCACCAAGGAGATTGTCATGTCCCAGTTCCAAGAGTATCCCAAAGTTCTTTCCCACCCTTCACACGCTCCAGCCGAATGGAAGAAGCTGGAGGGTAAAGGCGTCGGCATCTTCACGCCTGACACGGTAATGACTTCGCCCGAGCGCTTCCCAGCGGTCACTGTTAAAAATAAGGATCAGGAGGATTACTACGCATCGCGTGGCTATCGTCCAAACAACAATCCCGATCCTGTGGCCTACGAGCAGGCTCTGATGGAGTCGCAGTACGTTCCTGGCTACGCGAACAATGAGTACCCCAAGTGGAAGTACCATGCGATGGAGATTCCGGTGATCGTTAAGTCTCCACAGGAAGAGGATGCACTGGGCGAAGGCTGGGGCGATTCGCCAATCATTGCGACCGAGGACGACATCGTAATGAACCCAGCAGTGGCCGTACAGGCCTCCGCTCAACAAACGGCAGAAGCCGCGCAAGTCAAGGTAGACAAGCGCAGCAAAGCCTACAAGCAGTCGCAGCAAGCAACCTAAGGTAGAACGACATGGCCGACACCGCGCTCAGCATCATCACGGATGCTTACCAGCAGACCAAAATCTACGCCCCGGGCGTGACACTGGGGGATGCTGACGCGGAGTTGGGCCTACGCGTGATGAATGAAATGCTGGACGAGTGGTCGAACGATAGCCTCGCCTGCTTCGCCAACGTCGAGCAAACGCTTCCCTTGGTAATTGGGAAGCAACAGTACACCATTGGCACTAGCGGCGGCGCGGACATCGTTGCCACCCGTCCGCTGGAGATTCTCAAAGGTCAGGGCGCCGCGTATTTGGTCGATGTCAATACCAACCGCTATCCTGTGAACGTGGTAGAGCAAGACCAATGGAATAGCATCGGCCGACTGACGAACACCTCAGACTTGCCTGATACGCTGTTCTACAACCCACAGTTTCCACTGGGCGTATTGAGTGTGTTCCCTGTTCCTCTGGCAGCCTATACCATCTACTTCGACTCGCGCCTGCAACTGGCGAACCTGAGCAACTTGAACTCTACCTTCAGCCTTCCTCCTGGCTACCGCGCAGCGATCAAGAACAACCTGTGCATTCGTCTGTGGCCGTACTTCAAGCAGGGCGATCCTACGTCTGTACTGGTGGCGCTGGCAACGCGCAGCCTTGGCGCGATCAAGCGCACGAACCTGAAGAACTCGCCGGCTACGTATGATGGTGCGGTGGTGTCTCGCAGCCGTAGCAGCTACAACATCTACCAAGACGGGCAAGGCAATAGGGGTAACACATAATGCCTCTCTCGCCCGTATTCGAAAGTTTCCTACAGGATCGCAGCCGATCAGGATCAACCGATTTGATCGTGAATTGCTACCCCGAGCATACCGATGGCGCGAACGGTCCAGAAATCAGCCTTCTCGTCTCCTGCCCGGGTCTGACTGCGCCGCTGGCAACTGTGGGTGCTGGGCCCATTCGCTGCGCCTACCGCGCCTCTAACAACAAGATGTATGTGTGCAGCGGCAATGCAATCTACGTTCTGACGACAGCGTACGCCGCAACGCTGATCGGCACGATTGGCAGCAGCACCGGCCCTGTCTTCATGGTGGACAACCCGACGCAGGTCGCTCTTGTGGACGGCACTGGCGCATGGGTGATCGTCAAGGCAACCAATGTCATGACGCAGACCATTCCTACGGGCGGTGCGTCGACGGCGAATCCCACATCTATCACGTATCAGGATGGTTTCGGCCTGATGAATTCGACGGACAATCAGATTTACCAGACCAATTACAACGATCTGAGCACGGTCATATCTAACGGCATCGTCAACAACGCTTTCATTCAAGGAAACTCCGAAAACGTCATTGCGCTGTTCGACATCAAGCGCGAGGTGTGGGTGTTCAAGCGTGATGCAGTTGAGGTATGGGTGAACAGCGGTAAC